TTTTTGGTTTGGTATCCAAGTGATTCTAGGTAGGCTTTACAATTATCTGCTTCGTTTCTTTTGTTTTCAAACATTATGGTTGGCATATATTTCTTTATGGTTTGTTCTGCACCTTGGCAAACTTTTAATTCATACCATTCAACATCTATTTTTATAAAATCTACATCTTCAAAATTATAATCATCTAAACATTTAACAGATACTTTGTGATTACCTAAACCTTTTCCATATCGTACAAAACTTCCATAACCAGGATTGTTTTGTTTGTTATCTGGAATTATCAATGTTTTTGTTTCATTAGTATTGCCTAATGCAACATTATATTTTTCGATTGTTTCTGGAATTTTTTTAAATGTTAAAGGATTTGGCTCAAACGCAATAACTTTTTTAAAATCATTTACAAATGGAACAGAAGTGTCTCCATCAAGAGCACCAACATCTATGTATGTTCTAAAATTTTTAATAAAAGGCCACGCCCATTCTTTTATTTTGCGAACGCTCATTAACCTTTTCTACCATTGTGAAAAATATCTTTTTCATTGATTACTCTAAACTTAAACCCTTTGTTCTTACACCACATTTGAGCACTCATCCATTTGGCTTTGTTTATAATCAATTGTGCTTGATTGTATCTATTCTTTCCAACTTTCTCTACCAGTGTTTGATTTTCTGGTTTTATTTCTATCACTTCTGCGTGTGGCTTCCCATTTTTATCTGTGTATGCAATAAAAAAATCAGGAACATAAATTGTGTATTTGCCTGTGAGTGGATGTTTATACGGAATCTTTATCGATTCGTTAGCCCATTTTTGTATGCTAGGACTTTCGTCACAAAATCTCATAAATGCAAATTCCCAACTGCTACGATACAATGGAGTTCTTCCTCCAATGTACTTGTCTGGAAATTTCATTTGGAATCTACCTTGAGCGAACTTCGCCATTGGATTATACCACTATGTTTCTTTTTTCAGATAAACTGTTTTCAGTTTTTACTTTGTATCCAAGGGAAGATGTGTTTGATCTGTTATGGTTTAAAATTTCTGTTACAATATAACTCAATTGAACTTTATCCATACCTTTAAGTGTATCTAACAATTCAAAAACTTTTACTCCGTCAATTTTAGCCTGTTGTAGTATCACCGTGGCAGTTGAAATACTTGCCGTTCTATCGAAACCTCTTGATTCAAAAAATCCAACCACAGCATCAACATCATTGCTTGGAAAAGAAAGAGTATCATTGAAATAATTATTGAAAAATTCTTTTACTGGTCGATTGCTATCGTTGTTGTTACTTGGTAAATTTGACATTATCTATTCCTTATTAATGCTTTTGTTACTGCTTTTAAACCTGAACCAATATTTGAAGCACTTCTTCCTATAAATGTGTTAGGCACACCGTAGGCTTGATCTGCTGTGTTTCCTATTCTTCCAATGGCTCCTGTTAATATATTGAAACCTTCTTGTTTTAATCCTTCTTTTGATAAATTTTTAGCATTTTTTAATCTGTTGGCAGTTCGTATTATTGAACCCAATGTGATTCCTCCTCTACCTCCACCTAATTGACTACCAATGTATGTATATGGTCCGTCGTTGGCTCCAAACAGACCTGAAAGAATTCCTCCTGTACCTAATAAACTTGTGGATCCTCCACCTGATAAAGAATTAGGTGATGGGGTTTTATCGTAATGCTCTTGACCAAATCCTGCTGGAGCACCGTTGGCTTGAACTCTGCCTCTTGAATAAAACACTGCTTCATATTCCACAGTCATCTGATTCTGTACTGGTGCAGACTCTTGATTGTTCATTGTGTCGTGTTGCCATCTTTGCACAATTGGATTTACCAGCGTATAGCAAGTGTAAGTTTTTCTTGCCATTTGATAAATCTGTATGCTGGTAAAAAATGGAATGTTAGCATCATTATCTAAACCAAATCTGTTTTGTGTGTTCTTGTTGTTGGTCAATCCACCGCTTTTGCTGTATGATCTGTTTGTGTTTGTAGATTGATTTCCTTGAGTATCTTTTGATCCATAATTTCCGTCATTGTAATAATATCTATAATATGTTTCCCAAAGAGCAGTTGTTACTCCATAATTGTCATCATGAAATGTGATGTTGATTGGATCGTATGAAATTTTTGTTTGTATTTTTCTTTTTACATTGTACTGTTGTGCAGTTACCATGTCCACAGTGTATTGTGGCAAGTCCACTGATTTTACCAACATATTCAATTCACGTTGATGATTGCTTAATGGTGGATCAGTTACTTTTGCTTGTGGGTTTATGTTGAATACAACATGGTATAAAAACTTTTGTTTGGGTGCTAATCTAAAACTGTCATCAACATACAATCTTGATGCGTGAGCAAAATCTGCCAAATTACCTTTTGGATTCAAGGTACCTTTGAACACATTATCTAAAAACCCTTTGAGTAAATTTGCCATATACTGTATTTATGTACGGGAAAAATGTGATGTTTTAAAAACAAAAAAGGGGCCGAAGCCCCTTATTGCTTTATAAATGCTTACGAAAATTACGCACCGCCGCCTGTAATTAAAGTGTTTACAGTTCTGCCTACAGCAGTTCCTACGCCAGTACCTTGAGGTGTTTGTATAGCATTATCATATCTTAGTGATAATGTTACTGTTACAGGGTCACTTGTACCATATGCTAATTGGTTATAGTTTGCGTTTTCAATGTAGCAACCATATAGTTCAAATGTTTCTAAAACATTAACTTGGTTGGCACCATTCGCACCGTCTGTAATTTCTATTCTTGTAACGAATTTGTAATCGCTACCTGAAGCCGCCGCACTCATTTCAAAGAAGTCAAATTGTTTTTGTAATTGTTCACCAACAAGTTTTTGAACATTGTTAGAAACATCTTCTCTTAATGTAAGTGTTACAGTTTCCCAACTGTGTTTACCTGCTAGATATACTTTTGAGTTGTAAACATCAATTGTTGTTGTTTCGAAAGTTAAATTGGGTCTTGTTACATCTACAACTTGTTTTGTAAGTTCAGTAGTTGGTGTAGATACACCAAAGTTTTCAAGACTTACTCTAAAACGATACTGTAACTTTGGCATTAACAGACCTTGATTAGAAGCAGATTGGTTACTGTCTAAAGGTACTGTAATTTTTGATAGTGTAGATATACTCATTTGTTTCTCCTATAATATTTATCTTATTATAATCCTGCTATTTCACCAGTGTTTTTCAATCTTAATGGTACGTAGATGAACTCAACTGCTTTGACTGGTTCAATTGCAATATCCAAGTACAACTCGTTTCTGTCTATTCTTGTAGGTGTGTTGTTTGATTCATCACACACAACTAAGAAGTCATAGATTGCTCTATTACCCACTAGTTCTAGTAATAAACTTTCTGCTTGAGCCTTGATTTCATCTCTTGTGATTTTATCATTTGGTTCAAACACATAAGGTCTTGCCAATTTGTTCAATTGACTTCTTAAGTAGATTACTAATCTAGCAACGTTGATTCTGTCTAGTGCAGAACTTCCAGCAAATCTAGTTTTTTGTCCGTAGTTCACTAAACCAGCACCTGTTATGAAAGTGATTGGGTTTACATTGTTTGTGTACAATGTGTCTCTTTGACCTTCATTTAATGCTGTTGAAACAAATTCACCTTCGCTGTTGATATAACCTGTTGCTGAAGCGTTTGTAATTCCACCTCTTCTAGTTCCTGCTGGAGCAAACCATGGGAAACTAACCTGATCACTTAACGCAATAGTTCTTAACATCATGTGTGATGCTGGAACAACTACATTGTTACCAAAGTTGTCTGAAGTGAAACCTGATGGATAAAACACACCCAAGTATGAGTCTGTGCTTACTAAACCATTGTCGTTATCTTCAACTGCTTTTTTAACATTTGATGCCCAATCTTGTAAAGTTGTTGCATCTGGTGTTAATCTCATTGGTGAGTCACCAACTATAAATGCTGATAATCCTCTATCATTGTTTAGTGAAATCATTTCACCAATCAATTCTGGATAACCAGGTGTTGCCATTAAATTGAACAATCTAGATTCGTCATCTCTAATTTCTTGATTAGAGTTAACCATTGCTTGTAAAGATTGTATAATAACTTTTCTTTGTGCTTTTCTGCCAAACGAACCTGCACCGTCTACTTGGTTTGCTGATTCAGTTACCCATTTGTGTGGATAGTAACTTGACATTAGAGAGTCTTTGTCTGAACCTCTTGTGTTTCTTGCTGTTACATCAACATGATTTCTCACAAATTTCTTAACATTAAATCCAGAACGTCTTAGGTTCCATAACAACATACCTTTTGGATATAATGCTGGATCTGGAGCATCTGTGTCTAAGTAATCACTTGCTAATAATTCAGCGATTGTAGCCGCAGTTGAATTAGCACCTGCTGTACTCCATCTCGCATCAGCAAACAATATTCCGTTTTCTGTTGTTTGATCAGTTTTGTCAACTTCAACCCATTTCAAAGTAGAAGCATTCCATTTGTAAATTGTTGGATAGTTTTCTAAGTCTGCTGTTGAAATCCATAAGTCACCTTCTACAAGTGCTGTTCCATCTGATTGTGTAGTTGGAGCAGTTGATTTAACTTGTGGACCTGCTGGATCTGAACTTGATACTGCTGAGTATCCTTTCCAGTCTGTACCGTTGTGATACATTATATCAACTTCATCAACAATTGATGAATACCATAATTGACCGTCTGCCGCAGTTGTTGTTACTGCTGTGTCACTTGGTGTGTAAGATAAAATTTTCCAGTTAGTTGCTCTAAAGTTTGAACCATCTGTGTATAAGTTTGGTGTTCCTGCTTTTGTCACATAATTGTATGCTGAGAATCCCATAGAAGCAAATACACCTGATGTATCTACTATCACAAAGTCTCCGCCTTTTGTATGTTCAATTACTACTCTGTTAGTTGCATCAACACTTGCTTTAATGTTTGTAAAGCCTGCGCCATTGATTTGACCAGCAATTAAATCTGCGTCAGTTGCCGCTCCTGTTGGAGTTACACTAACAGTGATTGCTGAATTTAAAGCCGCTTGACCAACAATTGATTCAGCAATAGTAAATGATTGAGCACCAGTTGAAACTTGTGCCGCTATCACTGAACTTGTGATTGCTGTTGAACCTGTTGATTCTCTTCTGTGAATAGTTTGATCTAAACCAGTTGCAGAATTTTCCCAATCAATATACAGATCGCCTACAGCAAGATTTAATCCGCCGCCTGCTCTATCTAAATTGTATAAAGCCTCTTCGTTACTTGCGTAAATTGGTGCGGAAATAGTTTCCCATAATTTTGTAGTACCGTTGAATTTTTTAACTGCCCAAACAGCCCCTGAATTAGGAGTAGTTGTTTTAACCCAAACAGAACCAGTTGGTCTTGGATTCGAATCTGTTGATTTGAATGCTGGAACTGAAGTGTGTGGACCAGTTGATAATGCTGGAACATAGTAAGTACCAGGAGCAATACCTAATGCTATTGATGTGTCTAATGTACCACTTGCAATTTGAATGTCAGCATCTGCCGAACCATTGTAATAAATCGCTAATAAACCACCAACTGCTCTTGCTGATAAACCTGAAACACCTGCTCCTGAAATATCTGCCGCAACTTGCGTTACTGTTGTACCTGTTGTTGTGATTGTTGTCACACCAGCATTAATAGTGATTGTAAAGTTTGTACCTGAACCAATAACACCTGTGTAACCTGCTGTTGCTGTAGAACCAGAAACAGTTGGATTTGATCCAACCCAGTCTGCTGTTCCAACTGCTACCCAGTCACCGTTGTATTTTTTATAATACATTGTGTTAGCATCGTCAGTAGCCACGATAGCATAATCGCCTGCTTGTCCAAAAGAGTTTTTAGGAATGCCTGCTGATACAAATGCTGTGTCTGTGATTACGTGAGGTATTTTGTTTGTGAATGTTTGTCCGCCTGTTGTTGATGCAGAAGCACCATTCCATTCAAAAATTCCAAATTTAGAGTTTGCTGTGTCAAACCAGTATGTACCTGATTCTGGATTAGCCGCCGGTGCTGTTGCACTTGCTTCTAATTGTCCTAAGTTAATATCTGCTCTTACAACATATGCTCTGTTGGCTACACCTAAATAAGAATAAGCCGCTTGTAATCCGTATTCATTTGTTTCACCACCGTGTATAGGATTATTACTTGCGTCAGTTTTAAAAACTGGATCGCCAAATGTTTCTGCTAATTCTCTTTGTGAAGTCATCAAGTATACTTTGCCTGCGTTAGCGGCTAATGTACCTTGTGCTGTTCCTGTTCCTGAACTGTTTGTTTTATCTTGTGCCGAAGCAACAAATATCATTGGGACTGTGCCCGGTTCTGCTGGTGTGTAGAAACTTTCGTCTATTACACTAACCTGTACTCCTGGTGAAACTAATGCCATTTTCTTTATCTCCTATTAAAGTGGTAAAACTTTATTATTGTTAGTATTTATGACAAATGCTCAAATCGTACTGTATTACACGTCGAAGAAAAGGGACAGAAAAGGGCAGGTAAATAAGCATATATGAGACCATTATGCAACAAATGTAACCAAAGACCGTCAGCAATCAACTATAAAAAAGGTGATAAAACCTATTATAGAAAACAGTGTGAACAGTGTTTGCGTTATGGAGGTCCTAGCGG